CAAATCAGTAGAATGTCATGATATTGTCTGTAAGATTGCAGAGATTGTGGTTGTTGGTGGAGTCCGTAGAAGTGCATTAATTTCACTCTCCAACTTGACCGATGAACAGATGAGACATGCTAAATCAGGACAATGGTGGGAAAACAATGCACAGAGAGCATTGGCCAACAATTCTGTGAACTACAAAGAGAAACCAGATATTGGAACATTCATGCGTGAATGGTTGGCACTCTATGATTCTAAATCTGGTGAACGTGGAATTTATAATTCTTCTTCAGCACAAAGACAAGTTGAGAAACTGAATGTAGGAGACCAGATTCGCCGTGCACCAAGAGATGATTTCGGTACCAATCCATGTTCCGAGATTATTCTGAGAAGTCGGGAAACCTGCAATTTATCCGAAGTTGTAGTGAGAAAAGATGACATCATAGAGACACTTAAAGATAAAGTCACCGTAGCAACGATTCTAGGTACTCTACAGAGTACTCTGACCAACTATAAGTATCTTTCCAAGGAATGGAAGATGAACTGTGAAGAAGAAAGACTGTTAGGTGTTTCTTTGACAGGCATCATGGATAATCCAATTATGAACGGTTCTAAAGGACATGATGTTCTTAGGTCAACATTGGAAGAACTAAAGAAAGTTGCAGTTGACACAAACAAAGAATGGTCTGAAAGATTGGGAATTAATCAATCAGCCGCAATCACTTGTGTCAAACCAAGTGGCACAGTTTCACAATTGGTAGACAGTGCATCTGGAATTCATGCAAGACACAATCCTTATTACATCAGAACAGTTCGTGCTGACAATAAAGATCCATTGTGCAGATTCATGAAAGATGCTGGATTCCCTAATGAACCAGATGTAATGAAACCACAACACACAACAGTCTTTTCATTTCCAATGAAAAGTCCAGACGATGCCATATTCCGTTATGATATGACAGCCATTGAACAAATGGAACTCTGGAAGATTTATCAAGAACACTGGTGTGAACATAAACCATCAGTAACTATTTCAGTTAAAGAACATGAATGGATGAACGTAGGAGCATGGGTATATGATAATTTTGACAATATTTCCGGCATTAGCTTTTTACCTTTTAGTGAGCATACTTATAGACAAGCTCCGTATCAAGATTGCACAAAGGAAGAATATGAAGAATTCTTGACCAAGATGCCCGAAAGAGTTGATTGGTCCAAACTTTCTGAATATGAAGAGCAAGACTATACAGCAGGAAGTCAAACTTTGGCATGTAGCGGAGATAGCTGTGAAGTCGTGGACTTGGTGGCGTAAATGTTTCTTGTTGCAAATCTTCCACCTGTAGAATGTTTTGTCAGAAAGGAATATTTGTATGATCTGGATGGCAGAGGTGAGGGTGAATACACTCCTGCCATCTGGGTATCAGTCAAAAGCATAAGAGGAAGAGCACTGTATTTTGAATCCTTGCTCACAGAATATGGTGCATTATACGATAAACTTCCTCTTTCAGCCTATGTCTGGAGAACATCTCTTGGTTATGAATTGCCATTAGATTATCTAGAAATATGGGATTCTTTTTCATATCATATTACGGTGATAGAGAAGGCAACATTGAAAGGATTAAGATGTGCAATGTATGCAAAGGATAAAGAATATCATCATGGTGAATACATGTTTACTATTGATAGTTGTCATGATGATCCGAATATGTTGAATACAACTTTATCCGAAACACCAAATGAACACAAATCTTTTAATATCATAAAACTTGACAACGGACAATTTGCTGCACAACCAAACAATAGAATGAAATGGTTTGAGCAAAGTCTGATTGCTCATGAAACAAAGGATCCTGATTTCAAAGTTTCTACAAAATATTTTTCTGTAGAACAGAATCCAAAATGGAGTGCAGGAAATCAAGATCGGTATTTTTATGAAATAGAAGAAGTATACGATTTCAAAAAGAAAAAATGATATGGCAACTTAAAGGAGAATCTATGTATCAAAAAGTTATTGCTTGCGAAAGCTGTAATGCAGAATTCACTGTAAAACATGACATGATGGAAGAAACTTATATGGTCAGTTTTTGTCCATTTTGTGGTGAAGATATACTAATTGAAGAAGAAGAAGGAAAAGATGTAGAATGGTAATTGTCTGTATTGGTGTTTGTAAAATGAACATTGAACAGACACATTGTATTGGTTGCAAAAGAAGTTTATTAGAAATAGAAAAATGGCGAGATTATAATGATGAACAAAGAAATGAAATTAAAATGAAGCTTGAAAGGAGAAAAATCAATGCATGGTGAATGGGCAGGTGGAAAAGGTTCTTGTTATCGTAGACTAAATAATCAAAGACAGTTTAGTGAAAATTGGGATTTGATTTTTAATGAAAACACAATCAGCGAAAGCGAAGGGAAGACGCCTCCAGCAATGGATGCGAGATACACTAGTAGAGGAGTTGAATATCCATCCAGAAGATATTGAATCTAGAAGTATGGGTGCAGGCGGAGAAGATTTGATTATGGCACGATCTGCAAGAGAGGCTTTTGGATATTCTATAGAATGCAAAAATGTAGAAAAACTGAATGTCTGGGATGCATATGACCAAGCAAAAGTCAACTCAAAAGATTATGAACCAATTGTGGTCATGAAGAAAAACAATAAGAAACCTCTTGTTGTCATTGATGCTGAATATTTTGTTCGCCTGCATAAAAAAACTTGACAGAATGCTAAAACAGTGTTATTCTATTATTGTGTTTTGAGAGTTTAATGTTCAAAAAACTTTTTCGGAGTTTGAATGGAAATAGAATTTACGCAGGCTCTCTTGGCAACAGGAGGTATGTTTTTCTCTTATCTTTGGGGCAAGTATTTGACTAGAGAAGAAATTGTTGAAGATGTAATAGTCAAGACAATTAAATCTTTGGCCGAAAATGATTATGTCATGGTGAAGGAGAATGAAGATGGTGAAGAAATATTGGTTTCTATTCCTAACTGGTTGGAAACTTTAAAAATGGAGAAATCTGATGAAAGAGTATGAGACGATTGAAGAAGCAAGAAAAGAAGCACTAGAAATGATGGAAGTATTAGAAACAACAGTTCTAATCACCAAAGAAGAAAGTGGTAAATATGCTATCTTCGGACATGGAGAAGTTATAGAAAAGGTTGAATGAAATACAAAAAATACGAAGAACCTGTTGGTCTAACTGTTAATGTAAGAGGTGATGATGTACAGACAGCACTAAAAGTTTTCAAAAAGAAAGTTCAGAAATCAGGCATCCTAAGAGAATTGCGTGACAAGCGATACTATAGAAGTAAAGGCTTGAAACGTAAATTAGCAAAGGAAGCAACAATGCGTAGACTGAGGCGTGAGGCAAGAAAACTAATGAAGTGATACATAATGGAAAGAAGAAAAAGATCAAACTTATTAAAATTCTTTAGAGATCAGATGGTAGAAGAAAAACCAAAGAAAATACGAAAACCTAGAAAACCTATGACCGAAGAGCAGAGACTTGCTGCGGCAGAAAGGTTAAGAAAGGCTCGTGAAAAGAGGATGAGAGAAAATCCTCCAGAATATAAAGGTGTTCATCCTTCTGTGATGAGAAGAAGTGAAGCAGATCCTCTTAATTTTTTAGCAGTCAAAGATTGGATTGCTATTAATAAAATAAAACTATCAGAAGCAAAGAAACAACAAAGAAAAGGTGAGAAAGGTGCTGAAAATCTTGTTTCAAGAATTTCTGGTTACATAAGTATAATGGAGAACTATCTGAAGACCGGCGATTGGTACGGTTTGTTTTGTGGTGAAAACGAAGACCAGTTTGTGAAAACTCACTGTGTGGCACAAGCATATTATTCAGATGGCACTCCAAAACGAACAGTTGGTGTATTCTATCCTGAAATGGGTGAAGTGTGGACACAAGAAATGGATGAGGAGCATCGTAAATTTTTAGAGTGAGTTAATTGCATGATACTTGTTGATATGAATCAAGTGACCATCTCCAATCTGATGATGCAGGTGGTGAATCAAAAAGACAATGAAGTGAATGAAGACATGGTACGGCACATGGTTCTTAATTCGCTTCGTTCCTATCGTTCAAAATTCTTTGATGAATATGGTGAATTAGTAATTTGTTATGATGGCCGAAATTACTGGAGGCGAGAAATCTTTCCATTTTATAAACAAAATAGAAAGAAAACCCGTGAATCATCCGACCTTGATTGGGATTCAATATTTAAAACACTAAATAAAATAAGAGAAGAAATACGGGAAATATTTCCGTATAAGGTTCTTGAAGTTGAACATGCTGAAGCGGATGATATTATTGCATCGCTAGTATTTCATACGGCAAAAAATCCATTGCCTGAAAATGTTTTAATAATTTCCAGTGATAAGGATTTCTTTCAATTACAAACACATTCGTTTGTCAAGCAATACAGTCCAACATTAAAGAAGTTTGTTTCCGGTTCTGATCCAGAAGAATATATCAAAGTACATATTCTGAAAGGTGACCGTGGAGATGGAATTCCAAACTTTCTTTCTCCAGACAATACTTTTGTTGATAATCTTAGACAGAAACCATTAGGTGCAAATAAGATAGACAAGCTTGTTGTACAAGAACCAAAAGAATTTTGCAATGAAGAAATGCTAAGAAACTATCAAAGAAATCAAAGATTGATTGATTTGTCATTTGTTCCATCTGATTTGCAAAAAATAATTGTTGATCATTATAAAGAAGTCAAATGTGGAAATCGTTCTAAACTTTTGAATTACTTCATCAAGAACAGATTGAAAAACTTGACTGAATCATTATCTGACTTTTAAGGAGATTATGGCAGAAGATACTTATACACTATTGTTTTCAGAAATTCTTACAAAAGTAAACAATGGAAATAATAAAACAAAAAAACTCAATGTATTGAAACAATATGATTGTGAGCCATTAAGAATGGTTCTTAAATCATCATTTGATCCAAACATTGTTTGGTTACTTCCAAAAGGTGATGTTCCTTATAAGAAGAATGAGGCACCTATTGGAACAGAACATACTTCTTTGCGACTTGAAGCGAAACGTCTTTTCAACTTTATTAAAGGTGGAAATGATAAATTGCCACAATTCAAACGTGAAGATATGTTCATTCAAATGCTGGAGGGTTTGCATGAATCTGAGGCAGAACTTCTAATCAATGCAAAAGACAAAAGGCTTCATCAAGTCTACAAAGGACTTTCTGATGCAGTAGTCAAAGAAGCATTTGGTTGGAATGACAAATATATTAAATCTTAAACAAGGAGAATAAATTATGATTGGTATTGAAGTACCTAATGTTGTTTTTAAAACAAGAGT